GACGGAAAAAAACACATCCTCAAAATTATTGAGGACTAACTATAAAGGAAACTAAATGACTACAGGAAAAATTAAATGGTTTAATCCGACCAAAGGATACGGATTCATTGAACAGGAAGGAAGTAAGGATGTCTTTCTTCATGTATCAGCTTTGGAAGAAGCAGGTATCAAGACACTAAAAGAAGGGGAAGAAATAGAATTTGAAATAGGAGATAATAAAGGAAAAGAAAATGCTATTAACGTTAAAAAGATTGTTAATGGATCTGAATGAAAATTGTTATAGCCATATTATTAACAGTATTAGTTGCGATAGAGTTATGTAATTTAATAATTTATTATCAACAAATACATGGTTTATTTTAATTAAATCCACTCTTTCCAGTTATCCCCTGTAATTGTATTAGCGAGTGATTTTTTAGTCTTTAAGCTTTTAAATATTTTTTCATCAATAGTTTTAGGGGTAATAAAATCTATGTATGTTACATTATTTTTTTGCCCTATTCGATGAGGTCTGTCTTCAGATTGCAGTCGAGCTTCCAAGTCATATGTATTTGCATAATAGATAACAGTCGTTGCTGCAGTTAAAGTTAGTCCATATCCACCTGTACGAGGATTACTAATAAGATATTTATAATATCCGTTTTGAAACTTATTTATTATATCTTGTCTATCTTCTGATCGGGTCTCTCCAAAATAAGATGCGACAGGGATTTTAAAATAATCTTTTAATTTTTCTTGTATTTCTCTTATAGAACGTCTATAATTCGCCCAAATAATTACCTGTCCTTTCGTTTCTTCCAATACTTGAATTAATTCCTGTAATCGTGGATTCCCTCCCGGGATAGGCTCCTCAGTTCCATCGTCATGCTTTATAAATCCACATAAGACTTGATGAAGACGCAATAGACGAGTAATAACTAAAGGCGCTGTTACTGTTTTTTCTTTCGATAATTCTATATACGCTTTTTTTCGAAGAAGTTCATAAATTTTCTTTTGATCCTTGGATAACTCTATCTCCCGTTTTTGATATATTTTTTCTGGTAAATCAAGACACTCATCTTTCGTTACTCTAAATGCGTGGTCTTTTAGTAAGTCTTGAAGTTCATCTAAATTTTGATAGTCCACTATCTCGTGGAATGTTTTCATGTTAATTGTTCGACGACGCAAAACACAGTATCTATTTCTAAATCCATAATAACTACAATTCAAAACGTATTCGGAAAGAAACGCCATTTGAGTATAAATATCCAGAGGACCTTGTGTAATAGGCGTTCCCGTTAAGACACGTCTATATTTAGAATGTATAGTAAGTTTTAAAATATTTTTTGTTCTTCTTGCAGTTCGATGTTTAATGGTACTTGACTCATCCACCACTACCATCGTTTTATGAACATTTAAAAATCGTTGTGTATAATGAAGTCCTTTAGTTGTACTGAATGCCTCTACATTAATAATGAATATTTTTAATTTATGTGTATCTTCTCGTAAAAAATCTTTTAATTGTTTTATATTGGATTTAGTTTCAGTTGGTTTCCATATATGTATAGTAGTATAATCCATTACATCCTCTGGCATATGAATGGGTATTTCTGCTTGTTCCCAATTTCGATATACCCCTTTAGGAGCTATAATAATGGCTGCATTTATTTTACCATTTCTATATAGATAAGCTATATTATCTATAATAATTTTAGATTTACCCGTTCCCTGTTCCATAAATAAAGCATAATATTTTTTATCCCGACTGAGATTGAATGCTTTTATTTGATGATCAAAAGGTTTGGTTTTAAATTTAAAATCCTTAACTGTATCGTCACTAAACAAAATTTTCATTTTTTACTTTCTTTCTTACTTTATATTTACTATATATATTTATTAATATAAAGTAAAATATAAATAGAAAGGAAAGATAAGAAATGTCTAAAGGAAAAGTATATATCGTTCAGGAAAATCCTAAGTTTAGTGTTTTAACAGCTGGACAGTATGGAGAGTTAGATGTTCTTCTTCCTCACGGATCACAAATTATTTTAAGTGTGGCTCCAACTTTAAATCTTATCAGGAAAAGATTAAGGGATTATTCTGATAATGATTATATTGTTGCTATCGGTGATCCTACGGCGATAGCTATTGCTTGTATGGTTGCGGCAGAATCGAATAGAGGTGTTGTAAATATGCTTAAATGGGATAAGTTTGAAAAAATGTATTATCCCGTAACAATTGATATGCTAGGAAGAAAGGATAAAGAAAATGAGTGAAGTAGATATTTTTCAATCGCTAGAAGGCGATGCGAAACGTCAAAAGGAAATTCCTAATGATGAAAAATTAAAACAACTCAGTGTACTTGCTCAACGTTTTACTGAAACTAAAAAAGATATTTTAGTGGCAGAAGAAAATGTGAGTAAATTAAAAGAGAGTTTAAAACAAATTAGAGAGAGTGATCTTCCTGATATGATGACTTCTCTAAATATGAATCAGTTTAAATTGACAGATGGTACTCTTATCGCTATTAAAGATGATGTATTTGCGTCAATTAAAGTTGATAAAAATATAGAAGCATTACAATGGCTCGACGATAATGGATTAGGGGATATTATTAAGCATAAAATCTCTATTTCTTTTAATCGTGGAGAACATGACGATGCTGAAAAATTTAAGGAAATGTTTGGTCAATCATTTAAGCAAGAATTAGATGAGAAATCAACAGTTCATCCTCAAACGTTAAAAGCGACAGCAAAAGAAATGGTCAATTCAGGCCAAAATCTTCCTGACGATTTTTTTAGTGTTTATGAGGCTAAAGTGGCTAATGTGAAAATACCGAAAGGAGAAAAAAATGGCTGATACACAAGTAGCAAAGAAAGAAAATTCAGCACTGAGTATACCAGTAGATGATATACTCGCTGACGTTGGGAGAGGATTAGAAAAAGTTCGCTCTGACGATATGACAATTCCACGTTTGGCTATCGTTCAAAGCGGTAGTCCTCAACGTAAAAAGAAAGACGATAAACATATTGAGGGAGCAGATGAGGGAATGGTATTTAATACTGTTTCTAGCAAACTCTATAAAGATACTTTCTATGTCGTTCCGTGTGAATTTGAAAAAATATTTATCGAATGGGTCCCTCGTGAGAGCGGCGGTGGTCTAGTGTCGATATATAACGTAACGAATAAACCGCAGGCTAAACGGGAGGAGAATGGGCGTCGTTTTATATTAGAAAATGGCAATCAATTAGTTGATACTGCCCAACATTACGTTATGGTAGTAGCTGAAGATGGCTCATATGAGCCAGCTGTCATGTCAATGTCTTCCTCTTTATTAACAGTGTCTCGTAATTGGGTAACTCGTATGAAGTTGCAGCGAGAAAATGTTAATGGAAAATTAATTGAGCCGCCAACTTTTTATTATAAGTGGCCCATTTCTACTATTGAGAAAACAAACTCTGATGGCTCATGGTTTATTTATAAAATAGGAAACCCCGAACCAATAGGAGATACAAACTTATATCAAGGAGCACGTAGTCTTTCTGATTCTGTACGAAAAGGAACTGCAACCGCTGATGTAAGTCAAGATACTGAATTACAGTTTTAATGAATAGTCAAGAATTTTTTGACTTATTCAAAGGTCTTGAACGAGCTTATGGCCGTTATGATTTGTCTAACGATAACTCTGACGGCCAGAAGCAAGGAGGTAATGCCCGAACAGTTCAAGAAACACTAACATTGCACGAATGGGAACTTCATTTAAAAGGTGAACGTGGTCTTGGTGTTATTCCCATAAAAGACGATAATAAAGTTCATTGGGGTGCTATTGATATTGACGAATACGATATAGACCTCGAAGTATTTAGCAAGAAACTTGGCACATCCCCTATAATTCCATGTCGCACTAAGAGTGGGGGAATCCATTTATATGTATTTTTTGAACAAAGTATAACAGCAAAATCAGTTGTTCCAAAATTAAGAGAAATAGCGACATTACTTAATCACCCAACTGCAGAAATATTTCCAAAACAAATTCAAATTATCTCTGAAAGAGGCGATGTTGGTAACTGGATTAATATGCCATATTTTGGAGGAAAGCTTTCAACACGATATGCAATTTATAATGGAAAAGTCCTCACCCCTGAAGAATTTATAAAAATAGCAAAATCAAAAAAAATAAAAAATGTTAACGATATTAAAATTTTAAATTTAAAAAGTAACGATTTCGAATTATTGCCCGATGGTCCACCTTGTCTTCAATATCTTTTAAAAGTAGGATTTCCTGAGGGAACACGAAACAACGCCTTATATAATTTAGGGGTATATGCAAAAAAGGCATTTCCTAATGAGTGGGAAGAAAAACTGGAAGACCATAATCTTGAATCCATGAAACCCCCTTTAAAATCAAGAGAAGTCCAAACAGTAATTAGTTCACTTAACAAACGTTCTTATAACTATATGTGTAGTGAACAGCCTATTCAACCTTTCTGTAATAGGGCGTTGTGCGTTTCTCAGAAATTTGGCAGATCAGAAAATGGAACGATGCCACGTATCACAGGGGTTACAAAAAATGAAACAGAGCCACCGACTTATTTTTTAACAGTAGATGATAGACGAATTGGTCCTCTGGAATCAATAGATATGTTAAATCAAAAAAACTTCCAACGTGCGGTATTTGAGCACTTAAATAGAGTCATTCCTCTCGTTTCTCCTCATTTATGGATTGAAATAATGAACGATTTAATGGCAAAAGTTACTCTTGTTGAAGTAACCCCTGATTCTTCTAATAAAGGAAGATTATGGGAGCTATGTGAAAGATTTTGTACTGGATCCTCGTCTTCTGATGTAATGGAAGATTTATTGAGAGGTCATGCTGTAACATTAAATGAGAAAACGATGTTTAGAATAAATGACTTTATAGAATTTCTTGATAAGCATAGATTTAGAGAATTTAAATTGCATGAAGTAACTGCGCATTTAAAAGATAGAGGCGCTAAACATGAAGCGAAAAAAATAAAAGGAAAACATGTGAACATTTGGATTATTCCAGAATTTGAAAGACAACGAGAAGAATTTACGGAGCCTAATATAGAGGAGGTATTTGAATGAGTGAAGATAAAAAACAAACGAATGTAGTCGTTAAAATAAAAGGTCTTTCTTTTAATATG